CCCGTTGGTCCTGTGGCACCGTCAGGTCCAGTTGGCCCTGCAATTGTGCTGTCTGCACCTGTGGGTCCAGTGGGTCCAGCGTCGCCAGTTGGTCCAGTTACTCCAACGGGCCCTGTGACCCCTTCGGGCCCAGTTGGTCCTGTCGGTCCGCCACTTGGTCCAGTAGCACCTGTAGGTCCTGCAGGTCCAGTAACTTCGGGTCCCGTAGCTCCCACTGCTCCAGTAGAGCCTGTTGATCCCGTGGGCCCAACGATTGGCCCAGCGTTGGCCCACTCTTGGTTGAGGTCGGACCAAATGTACAGGTCGTCTTGGACAACATACCCGTCACCAATGTTTCCGAGGGGGTTGTCTGCTTCTAAGAATTCTACTGTTGAGTATGTCCCAAGAATATTGACACCAGAGCCTTGCGGCCCCGTGGGTCCTTCAACACCGATGCCACCTTGGGGTCCCGTGGGTCCTGTCGGTCCGAGGCCAATGTAGGCAAGCTGTTCCCAACCGTTTGCTCCAGCGTAAAAGTAAACTTCTCCTGTACTTGTCTTTACCCAAATGAATCCAACTTCTGGGAATTCTGGTTGCGCTTCTTGGTAGAACACGCGGTTGGGGCCCTGGAGTTCGTACACCAGTGACATAGAGAAGTAAATATCAGCAGTGTCTGCAACAACGTGTACTGTGTCGTCTGTTTCAACAGCAAAGCGGAATGTCTCAAAGGACTGCCCCGCATCAATGGCGAGGTTGGCGGCTAGGTAAACTCGTGAGGTTTCGGTTGTGGTGCCTGCTGGTTGAATGTAAATAGTAACATTTGCAGGCGAAAGTGAAGTGTTAGCGGCAATAACTGACGAAACACCAGTTCGCGTAACAGCAGGCAGCGCTGTATCAATGTTTGCTAGTGGGTTGGTTGTACCAACGCGAGTTACAGCCATGGTGAGGCCACCGTCACTTTCCTGACAATTCTATGATCTAGTTTACTACATAACATTGTAAGTCACTCCTATGATGAGCCTTGGATTTGGTACGGACGCTGCCCATTCATAGGCATGTACGCAATTCTGTTGTTGCCCCCGTGGAGACTGTAGGTGGTGCTGTAGTCGTCGTCTTGCCCTGTTGCGCTAAGTAGGTTTTGAGAGTTGTCAATCATCCAGCCTTGCACTTGAGCAGGTGACCACTCTGGGTGGGCTTGGAGCAGAAGGGCACACATGCCTGCAACTTGTGGTGCCGCCATAGAGGTTCCAGAGAGAAGTTGCTGTTTATACCCGTTGTTGAGGTAGTAGTTGATGCTTGATGCATCAATGTTTGTTGTGCTCATGGAGCTAATAATGCGGTCTCCGCCAGCGTAAATAGTTACTCCAGGGCCAGAGTCGCTGTACACCGATTTGGCTTCTACACCGCCAATAAAGTTTGTTCCGAATGCCCCGACTTGAAGCCCAGGATTTGCACCGCTGTGAGGAGCTCCGCCTCGGTGATAGTAGAAGTCAGAAAGCCCTGTGGCTGTTACGTAGTTGTCGTAGTCGTCTCCGCCAGAAACGTCGTGTTTTACGTTGCCGTTTCCTGCTGCGTTGACGACAACAATTCCTGCGTTTGCCAGTAGAGCCATGTCAGCATTAACAGAGGGCACGGGGTAGTTGAAAACGAAAAGGGAGGTGTCTGATAGTTGCCCTGTTAAGCCTTTAGAGGGGTCTTTAGTGGTGTCTGTGTGTGGAGCTCCCTGGTAGGAGCCCCCTGTGACGGTGTAATAGGTGGATTGATTAAAAGTTAGAGAGTTTGTGCTTGTTTCCCAGTAAATAACATAGCCCCAGCTGTTCACAACAACTGTAGGGTTTCCATTTGTTTTGTTGTTGTGCCAGCCAAGAATGCAATCAAACGCGTCTGCTGCACTAATTCCACCGATGGGGTCTGTTGGACCTTCTAGTCCACTTAGTTTGATGCAATAGATATTTGCATTTTTTGCCCAGCCAAAAGTTTTCCCTGCTACTGTCCCAGCGACGTGAGTTCCGTGACCGTCGTAGTCAACATAAAACCCTGCTGGCATACTCCCTGAAACACCGCTTTCGGTGTACCAGTTGATTTGCTGTACCCGGCTGTTTCCCCCTGAGTCTTGAAACTCTGGGTGATCTGCTTGGATGCCACTGTCAACAATAACTATGTCAACATTTGTTCCATCTAGGACGTAATCGTATGTTCCGCCTGGGTCGTTTGCGGAGGTTCCATAAACATTAGAAGTGCTGATGTGGCGAAGCAGTCCCCAGTTTTGTTTTTCGCCTGTTTCTGTGGTGAGTTTGTTAAAGCTGCCATCTTGAATAGCACGCTTTGTTGGAACAAAAATAGAAACATCTTCAACTGCTTCTATTCGAGGGTCTTCTCTGAGCTCAGCTGCTTCTTCTTCGGTAAGCCAGTATTCGGTGTTACGAGAGTTGTTGCTCCGTGCGTTTGATACTTTCACTGGACGTGCAGGTATCTTTTCGGAAAGCTCTTCGTCTGCCGTAAGTTCGTACCAAACCGAAACAGTTGTTTCGTGTTTTGGGGTGGTGACGGTATATTTCTTTTCGGCCACTGCCTACTCCTTAGATAGCAGTTAATGACTTAATAGAAAGTGTCCCAACCATTACCGCGTGAACTGAACAAATGTACTGCCACGTAGATGCACTAGTAATTGGTACCTGCCAGTAGACAATTCCACTAGTTTGCCCCTGCGCCCCTGAACCACTAGTCACCGTTCCATTGTCAGCAACGTGGATAATCCCTGTGCTTATGTTGGCAAATCCTCCACCAGAGTTTTCTTGAATCTGGAAGGGGTGCGAGGAACTGACGTTTGTCAGGTCGAAAGCAAGAGTTGCTCCGCCGAGAGCCGTAACGGTGGGGTTGTCGCCAGAGTAGTGGCTGTTAAATTGGTACGCACCAGAGCCGTTGTTGGAGGCATCAAGTGTAGCAATTGCGTTGATACTTGGGCCTGCTGCACCAGTGGGTCCCGTTGCTCCGTCATCTCCGTCATCACCAGCGGGCCCTGTAGGTCCTGCAACACCTGTGTCTACCGCTGCCCAAGTCGAGCCCGTGTAGTAGTAAGCTTTGCCCTCGTCTGAGTTGTAAACCACGGAACCAGTGCTTGAAACCAGGCTGGTCAGCTCTGCGTTGGTCTTGGAGACCAGCTTCATTGGCGCATCATTAATAATTTCGTCAACTGGGTCAAGCGTGATGGTAGTGGGAGAGATCAGTGAGTATGTCCCAACGAGCCCAGTGGGTGCGGAGACAGAGTTTGACTCGATGGTTGTGACGGTTAGTGTTTCCGTGCTGGCATTGTAGATAATGCCTGAGCTGGTCTTACCACCAATGGTCCCTGTCGCGTCTTCGTATAAACCAACAAAAGTGGTTGTGTCTGTGGTGTTTTGAACATCAATGGCTCCACCTCCAGGGCCCGTGGGTCCAGTAGCACCTGTAGGTCCTGCAGGTCCTCCGCTAGGACCTGTGGGTCCAGTAGGGCCTGTTGTAGATTCGCCAGCAGGACCTGTGGGTCCAGCGGCACCGTCGTCTCCTGTCGCGCCAGTTGGCCCAGTCGCACCGTCGCCAGAGCCAGAACCCGTCCCAACGGCTGCCCATTCTTCGCCTGTGAGAACTTCTAGAGCGCTAAACTCAGTGTTGTAGCGGACGTATCCTTCTTCTGCGTCTTCACGGCGGTCTGCAGTTATTCCAGAGTCTAGATAAAGAGTATTGTTTACGCCTCTAATAACTTTGTTTGAAAATGTTTGAGCGATACCGCCTTGACCAACAACGTCATCTTGAATAAGCCCGTACAAGCTGAAAGAAACATTTGCTGCGGTAGAGCTGACGAAAACTCCGTCACCAGAGTTAACGGCGAACCTAAATGTCTCAAAGCTTTGCCCAAAACCAATGGTTAAATTGTTTGCAATGTATACGTATGAGCCCTCGGTGGACGCACCTGAGGGGACAACGTATATATCAACTTTTGGAATTGGGGTTGCTGATGGGGAAATGTTAGTAATAATTACAGAGATTAAATAGCTCTGTTGGAACGTGAACAGCCCCGATGCGGTGTTAGCTTCTGGGCGAACCGCAGCCAATCTTTGAATTGCCATTTGCGGTTCCCCTTACGCCTGTGCCTCGGCCCATGACATCCCAGCGGAGCAGAGTGTTTGCTGTCCCGTAAGACGTGCAACCGCAATCGTAATAATGTCTGGACCGTCGGGGAACACCGAGTCACCACCGAGGATAGAGTTGGACAACTCAAACAGGTCACTGACATTGACGTTAGTTGACTGCTCATCACCTTGGTTACCTGATGCTTTGAAGTTATACACCTGAATTCCACCAGAAATGGTGTCGTTGGAGGTGTGCTCGACCACCTGAACCAGAGACGGTGACTCTACACCGACAAAGTTTAGGTTGTTAAGTCGTCCGTTTAGCAGAACCTTAACGTCAACTAGTTGGTCTGTTTGGACACCAACCTCTTGAAGTCTTAGCTGCATTCGGTTGATGATGTCTCGGTCTCCAAGCGCTCCTGTCAAACCTTCAGACACTGATGGGCTCAGGCGGAGCGAAATTAGTGGCTGATAGTTGGCACCAGAGGTGTTGTTCAACGCCCCCTGCGGTGACAGCTTATAACTAGACTGGGAGTTTCCACTGTTATAAAAGTCGAGAATGTTTCTTTGGAAGAACGTATTCTGCGGTGTTCCACCAACTGTGGTGGAGCTTCTTTGGAAGTTATAGGAGAAGTAGCGGAAAGTGTTTGCATCTACAATCTGGCTCACACGGAACACACCAGAGTACGCAAGGTAGTTGCTGTACTGGGTGCTCACACTAATCAGAACGTATTCTCCAACAGATAAGTTGTGACTTCCGCTGGTATCGACCGTAACTTGGTAGTTAGACTTAGCTAACGTAGTGATGGGCACTTCAACTCTAGTTGCGTCTGCTTCCGAGGCAGCCAATGCAATATTGTTAGAGTCTATAGTTTTAATGTAGTAAGTAGCCTCGTTGATCAGGTAGTCAACAGTGTTGTATGGACTGATAAAACGAGTTCTGGGGTTTTGCGTGTTGCTCTGAGGCAAACCGTTGCTTCCCAACCCGAGGAACTGAACAGCATTTCCTGACTCAAAACCGTGAGAAGGAATGTTGATTATGTCAGTGATTTGGTTTAGAGCACTCGAACCAAAGGTCTTTGATGTTGTACCACCAATGGTAAGTGTCTGACTTGACTTGGTAAACAAGTACGCCTTGTCATCATCAAATTCACCATCCATAATGACCGATGTACCCCAGTGGAATAGCGATGGGATGTATGTCGGGTTTGCGAATGTTGTGACTTCGTAGCGTGCTGGCAAGTTACCAGAGCGGAAGTACGACTCAAAGAGTTCGTTGTTGTGTGTGAACTCGTGGGTGTATTGGACTTGGCCCGAAACGGTCTTAAATCCAAATCGAATCTTACCCGCACCGTACCATGAGTAGTCCATGTAAATCATTTGAATTTTGGACAAGTCAATGTTGTAGCCAGTGGGCCCTGTGCCGTCGCAGGGGTCCAAGCTCCAGTCGCTTTGCGGAATTTTGGTGTCAACGGTGAGTGTTCCGATGATTCCAGTTTTCGCCGGTGTGAAGGAGTGAACCGATGTTGTCCCCTGGGTGGAAAGGTTAACGCTGGAACTAGAATCGGGGCTAGCCTTCAGTTTGAAGGTGTTACTTGTTTGGGTGTCTACATAGTAGGTCCGTCCGTTCACAAGACCACCAATTGGCTCGCCATCAATTGAGTTGTAGACGACAGGCAAGTCTTGCGTGTACCCGTGGCTCAGGATGGTGAGGGTGTCGGTGGCTGTGTTCACCCCCGAAGTGGGGTCAAACTCGCGTTCGTTTCCAGAGGAACCTTTGTACTCGGGCTTAATGGTCATACGAGTATTAGACTCGATGTCAGCAATGCGGTACGACTGACCACGAAGGACAATGTAATCCCCGGCGCTCGCCTGCGTGGTGAACGCGGTGTTTGTACCAAACACTTTTTCAGAACCTTGCAGAGCGGCGATTGTTCCAGCAATCTGCTGTGTCGACGAGCGTCGCACTGCGTACAGTTTTTGACCGTCGAATTCGTAGAACATACCGTTCTGGAAGTCAAACATACCTGCACGGATTGCACCGTTTGTCCAAGCGTCAACATGCAGCCTTGGGTAGCCGTATACGACTGGCTCAACGATAGCTTGCTGTGCAATGACTGTAACGTTGAAGGAGTCAAGTACGGTTACTTGGAAGTTTCCGTTGTAGACGGGGTTGTCGATACCGAACTGGTCTTTTGCATCGTCGACTCGAATAAACAGACCGTTAATAAGACCGTGTGGGCGACGTGTTCTAATCTGGACTACGTTAGACGTTCCAACCCGATACATCGTTTCAATGTCGATGCTGGGCTTGAAGTTCACAGCTGCCGAGGTCTGGATACCCTTACCTGACTGGTAACGGAAGTACTTACGGGTTTGACGGACAATCTGACCGTACCATGTTCCTGACCCTGTGGACATTTCCACACCACCGTCGAATGGTCGGTGGAGGCTGTACCCTTGCGGGCGAACGTACACAAAGGTCGGGTACGAGTAGGAAACGTTGGGGTACTCCGTGGTGTAAGCACGGTTTACCGTAACCTGTTCGTCCGATCCGACAGCTGTGATTTCTCGAATGATTGGGGCAGTCGGGGTTATGTGGTTAAAGAACAACTGTGAGCCAGACCCCTGACTTGCAATATCAATTTCGTTAGTGTCCGCAATGGCGTCGGCTTTTGTTGGGTGCAACTTAACCTTGTTACTGCTTGCGTTCGAAACCGAGCCGCTAACAGTAGCGTTGCCAATGTTTGCGCCGTCCGAGTTAAACTCGAAAGTAGTGGTCGACGGAACTGCAATAATAGTGTGTGTTTCGTTGAACACCTCAGGGCTGACACCAGTAATATCTGATACAGTAATTACGTTTCCTGGTTCTAAGTCATGAGCAACCGACGTGGTAATTCTAACTACGTTGCTGGTGCGGTAACGCGCTGTAATTGTTCTAGTTGCTGCATCTTCAAGACGCTGTGCGTAGTAGTAGCGATTATCAACAAGTGGAGCTGGGGCAACTCCAGCGGTTCCCTCTTGAATGGCAACTGCGCCCCATTCCTGAGTTTCTACGGCAAGCGTGAAGCTCTCAGCTGCGACATAGCGGAACTCAAAGTTACCCGCGTTAACAGAGTTGATAACAAAGGTACCTTCAAAGTCAGCTGCGTCGTCACTGCTGAGGCCTTCAATGGTAACTTCATCGCCGACACTGTACCCGTGGGTTTCACTGGTGTAGATGTAGCGAGTTGTGCCAGAGCTTTGAATTCGAGCAATGCCAACCCGACGACCGCCCGACCCTGGGTTGAGTGTGACGGACTCTCCCGTAACATACGGGTGAGTTGCCACAAGAATCTCGTTGTTAGTGTTGTCAACATCAGAAGCTTCAAAGTAAGCTTTTTGCTCATTGTCTTGTGGGAACAAGCGGAACGTATCGCCGACCTTAAGAATCTTAGAAAAGGTTGTTCCAGAGCCATTCACGAGCACAGAGTCAACTTCTGTGCTAACGGTACCCGTACCAGTAATTTGACCGTTAATTTGTGCTGATGTGAGCGTGTGCTCTGAGCCTGCCCCAATACTTGTGACGGAAAGGGGAATTCCCGAAGCAGCATTTTCTGCGGTGGTGGCCAGTTTAAGGAAGTCCTTATTCACGGCAATTGCGTAGTAGACGGTGTCATCTGTCAGACCAGCAGCTGTGGTTCCTCCACCATCACTATAAGTAACTTCAGACCCTGTAAGGAACCCGTGCGAAGGAACTTTAATAACATTTTGGTCGAGGTCAACCGTAAATTGCGGGTCAAAGGTTTTTACAATCTCGGGGACAGAACCATTTGCCGTAACTTCAAACGTTGTTTCAGTAGGCGTAGCACTGATTGTGTACGTTCCATCTGGTGTACGAATCAAGGACTTCAGAGTGTGACGACCAGTCGGTGTTGTCGATGTGGTCAGATCAATTCCGACTCCATTATTTGCGTTTGGAACCGAAGTAGCCAACTTAATGGTGTTACCGTCAATTGGAATGACATAGTACGGCGTGGCCGAAGTTAACCCACCAATTTCGGTTCCGCCACCAGTGTCATACTCAACCAGCTCAGCTAACGAGAATCCGTGGTTAGGAATCGTAAGCGTGTCAAGCTCGTAGTCAACAGACTTGTTAATAATGGAGTGATTACCCACGCCAACGCCTGTAATGTCTGCAATTGTTTCAAATGCAGGGTCTCCGGAAAGGCGAATAGTGTTGTCGTCAACCTTATCGATATAGTACGTGTCGCGGTTGTTAAGACCAGGAATGGCTGTGTCCGAGATCATAATTCCGTTGTAGCCGTCGTTGGATATTTCTACTAGGTCCGCGAAACCGCCAGCGTTTCTGCTCTTTGTGTCGTAGCTGTAAAGACGGATTCTTCCTGCGGTGGTGGCTGCAAAAGGGACGGCTTCAACTAGGCAGGTACCAGAAGTAGAAGCTGAAGAAATTGTTCCAATTTGGCTGTTGGGGTCTACGAACTGAACGCGGTTAGAAGCGGGGATACCAGCAACAACGTGTGTGCCGTTGAAGGACTCTACATTGGTTCCAGTCATATTGCTAATAGTGATAGTGTCACCAATTTGCAAATTGTGGGTTGTGTTTAGTGTTACATCACAAAGAATGGAGGTTCTGCTTCTGTTTGTCACACTAAAGCTGGTTACGTTCGACTGCGTTGTGCGGTTGACAAGGAATTTGGTGCTGTCTACGGCTTCGACAACGTCGTAAGTTCCGTTAAAGATACCCGTGTTGTTGCCGCTGATGCTGCTGACATTGATAGTCATGCCTTCTTCAAAGCCGTGTTCCCACTTGGTTGTGAATTGGATGACATTGTGCGAAAGAAGCTCTCGACCTCCGACAGCAAAGTCGTAAATTGGTTCGTCAAATGCACGAATTTGGTGACTTGCGAAAACGGTCCCGTCAACGTTTTGTTGCGCGATTGCACCAGTGTTGGGGCTCTTCCACTGAACCTGACGAGAATCAGGAATTCCAGTGAGTTGCCATGTTCCGTTGAATTCTTCTGGCTGGTTTCCTGTAATGTTGGAGATTCTCAGGTATTCGCCAACCTGCATACCGTGTGCACCATCAAGGTACATTGTGACAGTGTCACCGTCACGTCGACGCCACGTAATTCCAACGTTGTATACGTCGTCAAGGAAGTAAGACCTGCGTAGGCGACCCAAAGGTGTAAAATCGTCAGGCAACGGGTTGCCAGGTGTTACTTCTTCGTTCCATGCAAGAGTTAGGTTGCCCGTATCAGCCTGGAAATAAAATTCGTAGTCTGAGTCTGATGCAGACCCGCCACCCTCAACAATCCAGTCTCCGTTGAAGAAGTCTGCGTTACCGTCTCCGTCGTCGAAGTTATACAGGCGGAAACGCATACCGTCCAGCATGCGGTGAGGGTTGTCTGTCCTCACGTAACGACGAGTTCCCTCACTAAATCTGTCAATAATGTTTATTTCGCCAGAGAACAGTTTGTCGGAGTTATCGTTAAAGTCGCGCAACTGGAACCAGGCGTTTCCGCCGTCATCCCATTTGTGGGCGTTTTTAAAGTTGACGTACATGTCGTTGTACTGCCCATTGTTCCCTGTAGCATTGCCCCAACGGATACTCTCGATTTCGTTGCTAATAGGTGCGTCGAGCTGTGCGTATATTTCATCAGCGTCGATTACTTCGCTAACAAAAAATTCGCGGTTGAATACGTCGCGGAAGCGGTCTTCCATACTGATTACGGAGACTCGGTCTCCAACTTCGCGGTCGTGGTTTGTGTCAAGGTTTAACAGAATCCGTGTTCTACGGTCTAGACGACGACTTTCAACGTATGAACCACGCTTAGAGACATAACCCGAAACATCTAACTCTTCAGCCTGTGAGCGGCTTGCATAGTCGTTGCGGTAGCGCAGTCGGGTGCGGGTACCGTTGATGCCTGTTTCGATGTTGTCGATTCGGGGAATACCCTGCACTGTTGCGTACACGTCGGTGTCTAGCTGGAGGTACGGGAAGGTAATGTTTTCGTCTTCTTCTGGGGGTGCAGAAGCGTCGTTGAACCAAAAACCGTATTCGTCCCTGATGTCGCCCAAAGCGCCTGGGTTCCATGTGGCATCGTCCATGAACCATTCTCCGTTGAAGTAGGCTCCATAGCTTTCTTCTGGAATTCCCTCAATTTTAATGAGGTATCCTGCAGAGTGGTAGTGGGGTCGGTCGCAGTAGAGGTAGCGGTTACGTCCAGAAGCTTGAATACCGCGAATTTTCACTCGACGCTCACCCAGGAAGTACTCGTAGTCGAGGTCGCGGATTGATGTCGCACCTTCTGGGCCATCAGTTGCGGTCTGGGTAAAGCTTTCTTCTGCTGTAAACGAGAACTCGTTGGCGGATTGCACACCAGTTACACGCCAGAATCCGTTCCAACGACGGTCAATAGCTGCAGTTGTTGCAGGCAGTCCGTCAATCTCAACAAACATATTGGTTTCGAGCCCGTGGTTGGCGTCGGTAATGATGTAGCGAGTTGTTCCCGAAGAGCGGAAGCTAGTGATCCCCAGTGTGGGGAATGCTGCTCGTTCGCCAGGGCGAACAACATTATCAAAAGTTATGAAATGGTTGCCATCGAAACCACCGTCTGAGTCAATATC